GACCTGAAGTTTGTGATAAACTGTATACAGCACCATTAATTTCGGAAACATATCCCGTTGCACCACTAGAAACTCCTCTTGCATAAGATCCTTCAGGGACTTCTGTAGCAGAGAATGTTCTTCCAGTAGTAACGTTTGTATATGTTTGAACATCGAACAGATACAAATCAAACTCGGTGTTAACACCAGAATATGATGCATCTTTAACTGCATAGGAATATACTCTAGCAGCACCAACTTTTGTTCCTAAATCAGTATCTGCATTTCTTGTGGTCGCACCCATTCTTCTGCTGTACAGACCAATGGTGTTTGCTTCTGTAGTTTGTGCTCCAGATGCAGATGCGCCAATATTAATATATGGAACGCCATGAACATTATTGACCCTCATCAGGCTTCCCATTGCAAATGGGATATTGGCAGTTCTTGATTTTGATAATACTGTTCTTGGTTTATCTACATCAACAACTACGGATCCAAGAACATCAATATCATATCCTTTGATGTACGCAGTTCCTTCGGAAACCCTGACACCCATCTTATCTAGAGTGGGGACATTTCCTTGCTCAGTTAATTCATTTTCTCTGAATAATCCACCATTGCCAGTTTCATCATTAAGAAGTTCTACAACATCAACGGTGAATGGGGTAACTGCATAATTACCAGACTCTTCGTAAGTTCTCTTTGCGAAGTAATCTCTAATTACGCTGTAATTTGATTTACTTTGTAATTTTTTAATTACACCATCATCAATTTTAACCAATTCAACAAAATTGGTATCTTCAGTATCTGTAAGTTGTTTTTTGGTTAGATTTAAAGTAATCTTCAGTCTATCAGCACCTGGTGCTGCATAGTTAGTAAATCCTTTAGCATTGTCATTCAGAGAAGGATCTTCATCAGAATTTACAATCGATTCAATAATGTTAAATCCAACTCTATATGAAGGATTGTTATCATATGGATCGAGGACAATCGTAGAATTTTGAACATCTACAAAATTTCCTCTTACAAAATAAACACCTTCAGCAACATTGACAGCATAACCAGTTTTAACTGAATTTGATGCTGTCAGTGTTAAGATGGTATCACCAGCATTTATTGTTGTATTGCCGTAAGTAACATTTTCATTAAGGATGAGTGTTTCACCATCGATTAAAGTTGCAGACTCACCATCAAGTGCGCCATCTCTATACTTAACGAAAACAGTTATTTGTTCTACACCCTCCTCTGGTGGAAGTAGATAACCTTTAACTACACCTGTAACGCCAGATGTCTGTCCTTGTATTTTTGCGCCTTTGCCATCATTTGCAGATACTAAAGCATCAAGGTAAATCGTGACATCAATGCCCAGATGATTATCATTTACCTTTACACTTGTATAAGCATTATCACATGTTACCCCACCAGGGATAACCATAGAACCTTCTTTAAAAATATGTTGTCCAAAAGATTCTACTTGGTTCTGCAGCATAGACTGCAGACCCGTAAGTTCTCTAGCCTGAACTGGATATCCAGGTTTGAATAGGACTCGATAGTAACTATCGTCCTTATCAAAGTCATCATAATAAGGACTTACGTTGAGATTAGTCTTGTTGGGCATTTTTTAGAATTCCAGTATAATTTTAATATCTTCTTTTTGGCGTGCGTTTCTAGCAACACTGGGTCTATTATCAAGGTAAATTAAATCCCCTGATCCTTTATTTATCTCAGGACTTGCCATGCCACTTGTGAAATTAACACCAAGATTGATTAACTTGGTTCCAGTTGGATTTGTAGTAATTCCAGCAAAATTTCTATCGATAGAAGCACTGAAGTTTCCACTAGAAACTGGATTGGTAGATGGTTCAAACGTATAAACTTTACCATTAGTGGAAATACCAACATAATCTTGTTGATCGTTAGTGGTATTGTTATAGTAGAGTGATCTATCTCTAAAATACTTCAATACTTTAGTATCAGTATCATAGGATGCAACATAACCATATGCTCTACCATTTCCATTATCTACAATTTGCTCAATCTTATCACCGACTTTTGGTGTTCCTGTAATGCTTGAAAACTTAAATGCAAACAGTGCGCTAAAGGTATCTTCATCATAAATTTGTGTTGTTCCAACCTTTGTTGGATTTTTCACAATACCTACTTGAGCAAAACTAGTGTCAACAGGGAAGTCTTTTGTAGAATCATCAAATCTTGAGTATATTAAGACCTTATCAGTTCCTAATTCAGTATATACATTGTGTCCATGACCATTTGATGGAGGAATAACTGGAACTAACTTTGCAGAGGTTCCTGTAGTGCTTGAATTGATAGCACCCAAATCAACTAGCGCATAACTATAATCCTTTCCACCAGCAGTTACAACTGTATTTGTAATCTTGGTGCCTTCAACATCAACTCTAACTTTGCCACCAGTTCCATCACCAAGAATTGCAAACTCTTGACCTAAACCATTTGCGTAGTTTAGACCTTCGTCAGCAATGTAAACCGTTTTAATTTGATTTTCATTGATGGTGGAATCACCAGACTCTCTAACAGATCTAATTTGAGGATCTGTAGATGTTTGCCATTCATTTGGAACGGTAATATATTCTGTAGAATCAAATTTAATAATATCACTTGGAGTAATGGTGAAAAGATATTTCCAAATATATCCATCACCACTATCACCTGCCCTAGATGGTTCTAAGTCAGTGAATGAAGGTTCATCTTGAGATACATTTCCTTTTGGATTCTTCCCGCTAGAACCGTTTTCAATACAAATGTAAACTCTGAAATCAGAGTTCATCACATAATAGTTTGCATCATACAAACGTGATGCATTCGATAATGGTGCAGGATTTTCAATGCTGTAGTCATCACGATACATTTCATATCGTGTTCCTGCAGTCCATTCAATCTTCCTGACAATTCTTCTAATGTTTGCCGATGTAATTCTCTTACCATATAGAACTACATCACCAGCATGACTGTTGTAAGCAATGCTATCAACAGGTGCTGGAGGATTTTCATTCCAGTTAGAGGATCTACCATACCCAACTGGTGAAGTAATTGGATTTGGTAGACTTACAGTAACGTAGTAAGAGTTGTTCGTATTTTCTACTGACTCTACAAAGTTACTGGCATTCAGTATTCTGAATTGATCAGTAATAATCGCTGACATCTTTATCGTTTTTTATATATTTATGAGGGTTATGGATAGAAACTCATATTGTTAGTGTTTGCTTCCTTCTGGAGTGCGCCACTTCTTCTCAATCCAAAGTTACCTGTTCTGGTAATAGTTGGGAATGTGGATAATCCAGAATCAACAACCAATCCAGTTACACCAATAGAAACTGGGTTCAATCTGTTTCCGAAGTTATAAAGTCTTCCCCAAGAAAGATATCCAAGAGAAAGTGTTCCAGCATCATCATCAGTATCAAAACTTCCTGTTGTAGCAATTCCAGCAATATTACTATTGCTATGAACATTAACAACAATCTCACCTTTATCACCGATGTTAGTCTTGGATGCAACAATGTAAATATTATCAAGGAACTGTGTTCCAATACCAACAACGGAAGCATCATTAGCATCGATTGAAGTAACACCTGTTCCAACTGTAGTTTGGTGGATAAGGATTGGATAACCTGGTTGCAAATCGGTTGCATCACCAAGATCTTTTTCACCACCAACTGTTCTAGGATCAAGTGCGCGGAAGTTGATCTTCAACGCTTTAGCGTTACCGTTAGTTCCTGTTGTTGCATTTATACCTGTGATAATTCCAGTAAATCCTTGAATATTCTGGAATGATGCAAACTCTTCAACAGTTCCCATGGGAACTTCAATAATAGTATTTGGAGCACCAAGCGTGTAACCTAAACCAGGATTAGTTAATGTAACAGAATTGATTCTTCCATTAGATACAGTAGCAGTTGCCGTTGCAGTAGTTCCGATACCAACACCAATAGCTGGTGGAGCATTGAATTTGACATCAAGAGGAGATACTGTGTATCCAATACCAGGATTTGCAATACTGATAGAAGAAACAGTTCCTGCTGCAGAAACAGTTACGTTAAAGGATGCCACTTCAGGTGCATTTGTATCAACCAATCTTCCACCCATACCGCCTGTTGGGATTGTGAATGAATAATGCTGCTCCTCATACTCGAAGAACTGTGCATCATCGACAAAGATTTGAGTTGAGTTTTCTGTTACGTCACCTATAACTTTAGCAGCGGGAACAATTGCAGGTTCAATAGATTCTCTCTGCTTAGAAACAAAATCACCCTTAATGTAGAGATCGCGCTTCTGCTTGATCCATTCAAATGGTTTGAATGTATTTTCATTGATACCAGGACCAGTGTAGATATCAGTCTCAGCAATATCAGAGAGTGTATTATCTACAATAGTTCTCTTACGTTGTTGAGATACTGTAGATGGATGTAATGGATGCTTGTTAACTTGAACTTCATCACCAATTTTGATTGTTTCTTCTACGTTAACGAAAGTAACATCAACATTATCTTGTCCAACATAGAAGAAGATGTCAACCTTATCATTTACATCAGGTGCTTCAGTAAAGAGGAAGGAAGTACCACCAGTAAACTGATACGCATATCCAGGTGTTTG